CGGCTTGGCGCATCCGCACAAGTGACCCGATCTCGTTATTCAGCACATCGTCTATATTTACTGCGCCATCCACGATACCAATGCGCGGATTGTTGGTCATCGCCACGTTGTCCAAGATGCCACGCAGAATAGACGTCGCGGCGTCTTGATCGTTTTCCACCAGCTCAGAAAGGCTGTGTCCGTACCAGCTGTGTGGCTCTGGGTCGATCTCAAACTTGGCAAACGGGATCTCGTCGCACGGCATGAAGTCTAGCAGCTCGTATGATGTGCCGCCGCAGAGAAACTTGTACAGCACCGGCACGCCGGTTCCGTCCACATCCATACGCATATAGGCTTCTGTGATGCCCACAAGCTTCATGGAGGGGTCTAGCTCGTCTTCGTCTGACAAGTCTTCCTCGTAGCCTTGGCGCTCAAGCACCTCTGCGCCAGACATATCGTTTGTGCCGTCAAATGGCGTCAGGTTAGATATGACCTCGAAGTCGAAACCCATCTCGACCAGATCGCCGACGCGCATGTCTGTGCGGTGCGCCACGACATATGCGTCATCAAATGAGCGGCAGTCGCGGTTTACGAAAAACTCTTCCGGCGGGATGCTTTCGATGCGCAGCTCGCCCTTCATCTCAGTGCGGCTAATCTTGACCGAATGGACGGGAAGCTCGATCTGCATGCCCATCTCGTCCACCTCGATCGACATTTCCATCGTATGCTCGATCACGTCAACGTTATCCTCTTGGATCAGAAACGTGTATTCGTCATCAGACAAGTCGGTGTAGGTGTAGATTTCCGCAACGGGATAATCATGCCAATATGCTTTCACAATGCCCTGCTTCTTTACCATAGCATCTTGGAAGGCGTCGTTTAGCACGCGGTATCCGTTCAAGCGCGTAAACTCGTGCTGGATGTAGCTGGTGGCCTGCTCGGCCAATGCAACGTCTTCTGGCCCCTTCGGGATAAACTCTACCGGCCTCGCGGTGGACATGAAGATCCGCATCAGGCTTGGCTTCACAGAGCGGATCGTATCGCGCACCTTCGTTGACACAACCTTGCTGCGTCCGTCTTCGTGGCCAATATCAACCTCGCCGTCGTAGTAGCGCTGCGACTTGATGCGGTCTTCGCTGATCTCGCTTTCAACGAAGTCAACGGCCTCGCTGATCGCATTCTGAACAATGCTTTCTATCTCGCGGCGATCTTTTGGTTGTGGTTGCATTTTTATGTCCTTACTTAAAACCCGCTTGGCCGAAACCCTGTTGTGCGTTCAATTTGACGCTCAATCGGTGTCTTAGCTTCTTCGCTAGATAATAGCACGCCGCCAGCGCCAGCAATAGGGGCAGCTCTGCGCGGTGTTGGAGCGGCTCGCCCTGCGCCATAAGCCATTGCCGCGCCACGCGCTTCAGTAAACGCTTTGGCGATTGGTATTCTCGCCAAGAAATAAGCTGCATTCGTAGACCCAAAAGCCGCTGCAAGTTTTTGCAGCAATCCAGAAGCCGCCGCTGCGCTGTTTGATGCGTTTACTGCGCCGCCAGTAGCTCGCGCCGCAACCGTAGCAAACTGGTTTATCAAGTTTCGCTCTTCCGGCGTAAATAACGCCTTTATGGCTTCTGGGTTTTTATTTGACATATCTTTCCAAGATTTCAAAAAGTTTACCCCAGAGAATACATCCTCTCCTGCACGCGTCGCCTGAGCCTTTTGCGCCAAATTTATAAATGCTTCTTGACGCAGTTGGTTCCACTCAACTTCTGGCAAAAACTTTTTAAGCGTTAAAATGTCTCTTGATACGTTTGACGGCTTTAGAAGCTTTGAGTTTGACGCGCCAAGAATATACGCAGCGGCGGCTTCTGGCGGCTGCTTCAAGACCATTTCACCGTCTCGCACAGTTTGCTCTGTCAGCGTGTTTAGGATGCCGCCCTTGCTTTTCCATGTTTTAGCAAAATCGGAATAATTTTCGATTGCGCGCTTCCAACTTGCTATAGCTGTCTCATCGCCCCTGATTAAGGATTGTTCAACTAAATCTGAAAGACGTTGATCCAAAACAGCCTTCATTTTGGACGCAGCCGCTTGCTCTGGCGTTCCAAACGCTCCCGCGTTTGTTAGCTGCTCGCGCTTTTGAAATAACGTCTTGATGTCGCCACCTTGCGCTAAAATATCGTCAATCTCATCTGCGATGCTGGTTGTCACGGGGCGCACTGATGGCGTGAAGTCTCTGACAGACGCGCGCAAGTCATCAGCAAGTTGTGCAGCAGCTTGAGGCTCTACAAACGCAGGCCCAGAAGCGCGCGCAACATCATAAAGCTCGCCAGCCTGTCTTTGCGCGGCTTGACGCTGTGCGAGCAAGGCTTGCTGCGCTGCAGCTCCACCTTCTCCGGTCGTAATAAGCGGCGCTGCTGCCGTTGGAGCGGAAGGACGCTGCGCGACTAAACCTTCGCCTGCGCCAACAACCGGCGTTGTGCCAGCAATTCTCTGTTGTATGGCGGGAATATTCTCTTGCAGCGCCTGCAATGTCTCTTGCTGGCGGCCTTGCATCATGGTTTCAGCTTGCTGGCCATAAGCGCCTTTGCGGGCCATGTCTTCAAATAATTGCTGCGAAGGCGCCCCAGTTACTGCGCCAGATGTAAGAGGCACCGGAACAGGCAAAGTTTCAGCCGCCGCAAGCCTTCCGGCTTCTGCTGGATCAACGCCAGCGCGAACTTGAGCGGCCATAGCTTGCGCCATTTCTGCTCTAGCCTGCTCTGGGTCTAAGCCAGCTTCTCGCATCTGCTTAGCAATAGATGGACGCAGTTTCCCAGATTGGTCTAAAACAGCCTCTGGTGATCTGCGAAATATATTGGCTACTCTGTTTGCAATTTGAACCGCCCCCTGACCCAAAGCACCGCCAAAGGCGCCATATATCAAATCGCTAAATTTAAATCTGTCGTCAGACAATTTTGCGCTCGCAGCTTCTACAAGCCCAGCCTCTGTCGCTCCCAACCCGCCAGCGGTTAAATATCCCGCAGGAACGCCCAAAAGCTGCGCCGCTTTACCTAATCCAGTAGCAGCAGCAACAGCTCCAGAAGCCTGCATTATGTCGGTTACGTCCAGACCCTTCGGGTTGGGGTAAAAACGTGTGTATTGCTGCGTCTGCTCGCCATCCTTAAATACTGGCGCAATCACCACAAGATTGCCGAATTTATCGGTGTCAAACTCAGCGTCAGGCAAAATGCGTTTAACGCCAGATTTTAATCTATCATCGCTCGCAGTAGTAGCAAGCAGCGCTGTCATCTCTGCTGCTTTTGCCGGAGGCAGCCCAAGATTTGACTGGTTGGCCAACGGTATTGTTTCGTCTCTCTGGCCGCCCTTAAACCACTCAACAGTGCGCCCGACGATGCCTTTTTCTGGCTCTGCCTGCATCTGAGGCTGCGCTGTTGGCTCTTGCTGCGCCAAGTATTGGCGAACCGCAGCTTCCTGATCTTCCACGCTCATCGTGTCTGGGAAGCGTAAAATCACGCCGTTTGGTAGCCTTACGTCTGCCATTACTCAAAACCTCCAGCGCCGTTATTCAAGCTTTGGTTCCAGACCTTAACTTGCCCATCCTCAACTTTTGGCGTTGGCCTAGACGCTTGCTCTTGTAGCCATGTGTTTAAGCTGTTGGCTGGGTTTGATAAATACGTTGCCGCTTTTGTTAGCGCGGCTTTTGCTTTTATTTGCGCAGATTTCTTGTTTTGCAAATATTTTTTAAGCTCTTCTGGGGGCAAGTTTCTAGGCACAGCGGTTTCCATCGCAAGCCTCATCTCGCCCTCCGACAGCGCTCCAAATGTAACTGATGATATGACGTCAAGCCCCATGTTGTTCATCGCAGTTTCCAACTGACCAGATGCCAATGTTACATTCGGGATCATGTTGTAAATCATGCCAGACTGTGCGCCCTGCTCCAAGGCATCTAAGGCGCTTTCGATATTTGTTATACTGTTATTAACAAGGCTTATTTTTTCAAAAGCGTCTTGCGCCGCTTCAACTGAAATGCCACCAAGCTTTCTGCCGCCAGATAATCTCTGTGCGTAACTCAGTTCATATTCATTCGCAGCGTTTATAACTTTTTGGGCCTCATCACCAGTAACAACCTTACCTTGCGGGTTGTAGACCACAACGCCGGTGTCGGTTGATTGCACAACCGTTCCATTGCTAAACTGCTTTGTAGATCGCACAGCACCGGCGCCGCCCATTTTTTGAGACATGAGCGCATTCATAATTTCTTTAGAGCCAATCGCCCCGCTCTCCACGGCATCAGCATAATCGTTGTACCCCATCCTGCGCAGATACTCGACCGTCTTGTTCTTCGTTGCAGCCGCCTGCCGCTGCGCGCCGCGCGCCCTAATCGCCTCGCCAGCACGCATCTGCGGCATGATGAGCGGATCGAGCGCCGCAGCAAATTGCTCCGCTCTGCTTAGGCCGGTTGTCGGGCTTGGCGTTCCAAGGTAATCCATGATGCCGCCGAAGCCGCTTCTGCGCTGCTGCGGTGCTGCCGCTGCCTGCGGGCGATCCTGCCGTAGCGCTGACAGTGGCGCGCGTGGCGCTGCTTGTGGGGCCGTTCCGCTGGCCAGCATCTGCATGCGCAGCTCTTCTTCGCGCGCCCTATCGAATGGAGTTGCCATGTCTTTTCCTTTCGGCAAAATATCCTCACCAATCATGTTGGCTATTGATGACAGCTTTGCGCCATAATTTGGATCAGTCGCGTACCCCGACGCGCCCATCGCAGCTATTTGACCGCTTAGCGTTTTGGCCTTCAGCACCGGCTCATATCTTTTATTGCCAGTGATGAAGCTGGCGTAGTCGTCAAAGCTTTGCTGAGGGTTCTCGTAAGCCCTAAACTCTGACGGCTCCACAACCATCTTCCCGTCAAAAAACTCTTCAGACGGGAAGACTTGCCCCGCTCCTTTTATGCCAAAGTAATTGGAATTTGGCGCAGATTTTCCATAGCCAGTTTCTAATGCAGACTGCGCCAAAACCAGACGCGGATCTAAACCCGTGCGCTCGCTTACCCTGCGAGCGTATGGCATCATGGCCTTGAAGAACTCTTCTGGCGTCATGTGTTACCTCGGCATCCCCATAATTGTCTGGAAGTAATTAAACAGACCCGGAGTGAACGATTCAGTCGTCGTTGACTGATCTGGCGTAGCCCCAAGCGCCGCCAATGGCGCTGCGAGCGCGGCCTGCGGTGCGCCGGTGTAGCCAGCATATTGCGCCTTGGCCGCATCGATGAGCGACTGCTGCAACATCTGCTGCAGTAGACCCTGCTGCATCTGCTGCTGCTGGATCGCCTGCCCTGTGCCGAATGCCTGCTGGCCAAGCCCCGCAAGCTGCTGAGCTGCACCCAAACGCGTTCCCATTGCAGCCTGCTGCGCTGCCAAGTTTTGCGCCTGAGCTGATGCCTGCTGCTGCGCCGCGAATTGCGACGCCGCCGTCTGAGCGCCGACATCCTGACCGGCGAGGCCAAGTGCAGTCTGGTAGCCCTGCTGGCGCAGCCTTGACGCGGCGTCTAGCGCCTGCTGCCCGTAGCCAAGCCGCGTCTCTGCCTCGGCAATGCCTTGGCGTGAGCCGCCGAACGCGCCTGCACGCTGCGCCTGCGCGCCTTGCAGATTTAGCGCCTGCTCCTGCGCGGTGCCAATGTCACGCATCGTCTGCTGCACGACTTGGCTTTCATACGGGTTGGTGTATGGCGCGAGGCTTGTGCCTGCGATCTGCGATGGCCGGTAGGCGGTCGGGCGTATGCCCATCGGCGTGAAGCCCAGACCCTGCTGCGTCGCGCCCATTGCCTGCTGCAATGCGCCAGCCGCTGCCTGATTTACGTTAAACTGGCCCTGCGGAGCGAGCGGCGCGTATTGCGCTTGGCTTGGCTGCGGCATGGGGCGTGGCTGCTGGCCGAATATGCCGCCCTTGAGGCCGCCAGATGGCATTGGCAAGCCTTGGTTTGGCAAGTTTGGATTTGGCCGCATCATGGGCGCGCCGCTTGACGGCAGCATCATAGGCTGCTGCGGCCCTACTTGCGATCCGGCGCTTGGCCCCGCTGCAATCGCCGCGTTGATCGCGGCCTGCTCTGCGGGTGATTTTACGTCGCGCTGCTGCTGACGGCCAACTGCCTGATCGTAGGTGAAGTTATATGATGGGGCCGGTTGCTGCGGGCCAAGTATGTGGTCCCCGCCATATTGCGCGCTCGGTGGGCGTGGATCTGTCTGAGTAAATAATAACGCTCCAGCGCCATCACTAGCGATGGAGCGAGAATTAGGACTGCCAGATCGCACATCGCCCTGATTACCCATAATCGTGCCGGCGTTGAACCCCATGCCACTACCATTGCGCGCGGCTTCGGGAGTTATGCCAGCTAATGCCGGAACGCCGCCCAAAACGTTGCCCGCTTCAGCGGTGCCTTCGATGGGCGCGACAACGCCAAACATCTGCGAGCCTTGCGGGTTGCCCATTGCGTCGGTGATGCGCGGCCTTTGACCGACTAGCGGGGCTTCTGTCAGCATCGAGTTTGGCCCGCCCATCGTAGGCACATTTGCAAGATTGGTGTTGTCTGCGCGAGGTGATCCTTCCGCAAAGTAACTATTATTAGGAATCGCCCTAACAGCACCAGTGCCGCCGAGCGCCGCCTGCGGCCCCATCTGCGTCGGCCCGCGATAGCCGCCCATCGCCTGCGCTGCTGGCATTGCGACCTGACCGCCGCCCTTTGCACCTTGTCCAGCCATCTTATGCGCTCCTTCTAACTAAGCCGACCACAAAGAATTGGGCCGTGCGGGCGGCAAAATGTATGCCACCCATGATTGTGCGTTTCTTGCCTCTTGCGAAGTCAATGTAATCCCTAAACTCTGAATAATGGTTGTGGGCCTTGCCTTCCGCAATCTTCTTGCTGCCAAGATGCCGATAACCTCTGCGTATGGCCTCGCCCCACCACTTGCCGTGCAGCTTATCCATACACCAAACAACGGCCTCGCGCTTCATGCGAGGCGTAAACGCACCAGAGTTTACAGCGTGGGTCGCAACCACGCATCCACCGCCGCCGCCACCGCCGCCTCCGCTGTCACCGCTATCGCTAGATGTTGGACGTGCGGGTGGAGCGGTTGAGGCCGCAGATGGAACCAAGTCGCCGCTTGGCGTCATGACATACTGCGTCGGGGCTGCGCTTACATCGTCTGGCCGCTCGTAACCGCCGGTTGACGTGCTATAAATCATCCCAGATGGCGCGGCCTCCTGCATCTCCGTGACGGTCGGGGTTTCAATCGGGTTATTTACACCGCCAACCTGATAAGTGTCATCAAGCAATATCTGGCCAAGCAATGTATTCGCCGCAATGCCAGTTACGCCTTCTTGGATGTCATCCACTACTTGCTGAACGGTTGACGCTTCACTTGTGTCGGTTATCCCTTCGGCGGGATCTGTAATCATCGTGGAAGCCTGCACGTTTGATGGCGGCAAATACGCCGCAGCACCCGCTGCGTCAACCATCTCCGGCGTTATCCCGTAGCCAGTTGATTGGCCTGTCGGGTCTTGCGCTGCTTGCGCGGCCTGATAATCGTAAACAGTTTGGAAGGCTTCATCGTATTGCGGGTTAGTTGGGTCAGTTGCCACGATTTGCTGCGCAATCTGAACCTCTGGAGGCGCGATGTTAAATATCTGGTCATTTGGCTGCACGGCCAAGTTTGGGTTGGCTGCAAAGCTAGTCATCTCGTAAGATACGTTTTGCGGCCCTGCCATTGCCTGAGCCTGCGCAATCGCCAGCTCGTTTTGGCGCTGACGCTCACGCTCCTGCGCACCTGTCATATATTGGCCATAGTCAACGGGCTGCTGGACGCGTGATCCGACTTGGCCGGTCACGGGATCAATGAAGAAGCTGTCGATAAACTCTTTCTGCGCTGGGCGTCTCGCCGCAAGCTCGGCAACAGATTGCTCGTACATTGGCGCGGCGCTGTAGCCAGACACGCCGCCCGCATATTGCGTTGGCGGGGCCATGCCGCCCATGACGTCTGCCTGAGACATCTGCGGCCCCAAGCCAAACGCGGATGCAACGTCAGCGGTCTGCTGGAAGCCCGCCTGCTGGAACGGCGTAAACGCGGCAACATCTGGCCCGTAATATGGAACGTATCCAATCTGGCTGATGCCTTCGGCCTTTGCCAAGTTACGGCGCGCAGCCTCTTCAATGTATTCTGGGATCGTAACTGATGACGTTGTTGACCCGCCCTTGCCGCCTGACATTATTCAAACTCCTTCACATATGAGGCGTGCAGTGGCGTCCAGCCATGCGCCTTCAGTGGTTTCTTCCAGCCAAACCGGCCCGTCATGGTCAATGCAGAGCATCCTTGCGCTTTTGCCCATGCTATCACATCTTCATGCATTTCTAAAATCTGATCCAACTCGCCGCCGCCAAGAAACACGTTTAAAACTTTCTTTCTCGGATATACCACTATTTCGGTCACTATGCACCCCCTCGGCGTGGGCCAGAGCTGCATCGTTCCCTTGTATATACCTTCGGCCACGTCGATGAAGTCATGCGTGCCGCCGGAATACTCCAAAGCAGCCTCAATCCAGTCGCGGCATCTCTCAAGCTCTTTATCCATGAAGCCTCGTAATTGCTAAAGTTGACGCTGGTATTGCTGGCACCGGCGAAGACGCTGCGGTGTAATTGAGAAAGCCACTTGTGCTGTCGATCATGTAATTCACTTCCAAGTAGTCATTCGCCGCAAGCGTGAATATCTGCGTGCGCGACGTGACCAGCGTGGCGTTGTTCTGGTGCAGCGCAGTGGTCATGCCGCTGTTTGCCACGTTGGTGCCGTTGACGCTTGGCCAGAAATAGAAGTGAACAGTGCTGGCTGACGTTGATGATATTTGCGCCGAGAACGATACAACATATTGGCCCGCCTCCTCGAACACAATGCGCGACGCTGGCGTGCCTTGCGTGATGCCGTCATTGCCGCTGGGCGCGTCATATGTGAGCTTGTACGCCGTGTTGGCGGCAACAGGCGTGACGTCTGACGTCAGCATGAAATCTGCGTGGCCGTCTTCCAGCACAACTTGCCGCCACTCGCCGTTTTTGCTGACAACAGGATACAAGTTTATGCGATCCCACATCAGCACGCCATCTTCTGCCGCGCTCTCGTCGCCCGTCTGCTGCACAAGCGGTGATCGCGTCTGGCCAAGATAGAGCATCATGCGCCGCGCCCATGACTTCCAGTCATCGCCCTGCGGCTCTGGTGCGCGGTACTGCTGCGTCATCTACGGCCACCCGCAACAGCGTCAAGCCGGTTTATGCCAACCCGCCAGTCGGCAAGCCGTGCGCCGTCAACGCGCATACGCACCTGACGGCCCGTGAAGCGCATGCTGGTGGGGTTTGACATGCTAAACGGCCCGTATGATCGCTCGGTGCCGTTGGGATAGAAACGCGTCTTAAACGTGGCGCTGACATCGCCCTGCGTTTTCTCGTCGGGGATCATCTCCGTCACGCTGACAACGTTATCGCCAGAGCCAAGCATGATGGGGCCAGTTTCCGCAAACGGCGTCAGGCCGCCATACTCAAACCCGATCTCATGCTCGTATATCTTATTGTCAGACGGGTCGGCCATCATCGGCTGACGGAACGTGCCTGCGTCTGTTCCCGCCGTACGGGATAGCGTACCGATCGACCACGTATTTTCGACGTAATTATATGCCACGTAGCGGTTGTTTTCTGTGGAATCGCTCGACGGGTAGAACCACCACACCTCCCCGTATTGGCCGTTTGACATGGCAAACGCTTTGCTGATCTGCGCGCGGTTGATGTCGTTAAACACGTAGTCGGACACGTCGCTCTGGATCTCCTGCACGCCGCCGCCTGTGTAGGCGTAGAACGCATGCACGCCCATCCAGAAGCAGCCGACGTCCACGTTGGCGTATGCAAGCTTTGCAGCCAACCCGCAGGAAGACCCGACGCGCTCAATGCCGTAGACGTATGGCGGGCCAATGTAGTTGGCGACATGCGCGTCACGCGTCGTCAGAATAAGCGTCTGGCCGCGCACGGAAACGCCCGCCATAATCTCGCCTTCGGTTTGCAGCTCAAGGTCGCCAGCCTCGTTTGTCGCGGCAGGCGTCCACGTCGTATTGTCTTCTCGGTCAGACCACTGCACAAGGCGCGGATTGCCGCCAGCGCCAAGGCAGAATAGGAAGCGCTCAGCCGTGACGACGATGCTCTTATTATCGACAGGCGCGTTGGCGACTTGCGCGGCGACCGCGCCGGTGTTTAGCTGCCACTCGTAAACCTTGCCGTCGTCTTCGTTATTGGCCAGCAGATATTGCCCCCACGCCTGCAAGTTCCACGCGGTGGCTGGCTGAATGCGTACAGTGTCAGGCCGCGCAACGCCGTATGCGTAGCTGCCAAACAAGCCGCCGCCGAAGCCGGTAAACGCTATGGCGTCTTCGCGGCCAGCTGTCAGGCCGACCGGCGTGATGTCGTATTGCACGCCGGAGCTATTGTAGGCGTAGAGCTTGTTATATGTGCCGGTGGCAATCCATCTGGCGTTGGTATTGTCTGACCAAGTAAGCATTCCGCGCGGCGTGGCATTTGTGGCGGTGTTGGATCTTGTGCGCCAACCTTTGACCGGCTGCATCGTGCCGTCGATCCAACGGATCAGGCTGGCATCGCGCCAGCGGCCCATGCTCTGCAAGTCGGTGCCGTTGCGGTAAACCCCAGCGGGTACGTCTAATCTAATCAGAGCCATCGTTGCCTCGTTGGTGTTGCGCGCTTGCCGCAGTGTAACACATGACCATTTAATGCGCAAAAGGGCAGCGTTTTGCTGCCCCTAGCGTTTTCGTTATGCTGCGCGGCTATTCCGCGTCAGGCTCAAGGGCAGCTTTCAGCTCGGCCATGAA